GGACGACGATTGCGATGTCCGGGCTGCGGCCATGAACGCCTGCCAGGGCCGGGAGGTGCCCCTTGAGGTGATCGAGCGGTGGTTGAAGGACGACGATTGCGATGTCCGGGCTGCGGCCATGAACGCCTGCCAGGGCCGGGAGGTGCCCCTTGAGGTGATCGAGCAGGGGTTGAAGGACGACAGTTGGCGCGTCCGGGCTGCGGCCATGAACGCCTGCAAAGTAAACAATATGCCGATTCCGGTGATTCGGACGATTGAACCGCCCAAGCTGGTCTACAAGAAGTGCGTCGGCGGCATTATTGTTGTTGCCTCTATTCCCCAGGACGCCCAGGTTCGTGGCAGTATCGGTCACAAGTGCCGGGCCAGCAAAGCAGTCATCAAAGAAATCATCGGTGATCTCTGCGGAGAGCGAGTCGGGATTTCTAAGTATGACCTGAGGACTCTTTACTATGCTGGGGACGAGGTTGAAATCGACAACTTCGATTTCAGTAATGAGGAATGCTCCACCGGCTTCCACTTCTTCTGCACAATCGAAGAGGCCCGGAACTACTAAGCATTAGGAGGGGATTCAAATTTTAAGTCAGGCACTATTCTCTACGGGCAAGAATGACTGGGCAACTCCGCAGGAACTCTTTAACGAGCTCGATGCGGAGTTTCATTTTACGCTCGATCCTTGTGCAACTCCGGAAACGGCAAAATGCGCAAAATTTTACACGGAAGAAGACAACGGTCTTGCCCAAGATTGGACTGGAGAGACAGTGTTCTGCAACCCTCCCTACTCTGACCAGCAGCAAACCGAATGGGTTAAAAAATGCTATGAACATGGAGTTCGGGGGGGGTAGCAGTTATGCTGATACCAGCCAGAACCGATACGAAACGTTTTCACGAATACATTTATGGAAATGCAGAGATACGGTTCATCAAAGGCCGGTTGAAGTTCGGCGGGTGTGAAAACTCTGCACCCTTCCCCTCCATGATCGTTGTGTTTGGAAAAGATCCTATTGAAAGGAGGACGCGGCCAATGGGGCGCATCAATCTCCGTGACTACCAGCTTGACGCTATTAAGCGGATGAAAAATGGATGCATCCTGTGTGGCGGTGTCGGAAGCGGTAAATCACGCACTTCCCTTGCATACTATTACGATTTGCAAGGCGGCGATCTTCTTGCGCCAGATGAAGTCGCTATGAAGAACCCGCAAAACCTCTATATCATTACGACCGCTCGGAAACGGGACACCTGCGAGTGGGAGGGGGAACTGGCTCCGTTCCTCCTCTCTACTCATCCTGACTGCAACTACTACAAGAATACGGTAGTTGTGGATTCATGGAACAACATTGGAAAATACACGGATGTCAAAGATGCATTCTTTATATTTGATGAACAGCGGGTAGTTGGTTATGGTGCTTGGACAAAAGCTTTCCTCAAGATTGCCAAGGCCAATAACTGGATTCTGCTATCCGCTACTCCCGGGGACACTTGGCAGGACTACATTCCAGTCTTCATCGCCAATGGGTTCTATCGCAACAAGACTGATTTCGTTGACCAGCATGTCAACTATGACTGGCGAGCCAAATACCCGAAGATCGATAGCTATCGGAACACAGGACGTCTGATCCGGCTTCGCAACAGTATTCTCGTAAACATGGACTTTAAGCGGCAGACTATTTCTCATCATGAGGACATCCCCGTCCCGTATGATATTTCCAAGTATAAGGACATCATGCGGAAACGTTGGAATCCATGGGAAGATCGGCCAATCGAAACGGCAGCGGAGTTGTGTATGGCTCTTCGGCGAGTCGTCAATTCCGATGAAGCTCGTTCAGTTGCGACGCTTGAAATCTTGGAAGACCACCCCAAGGCCATTATCTTTTACAGCTATGACTATGAGCTGGAGATTCTTCGCTCCCTTGGATATTCGGAGGGTACGGAGATAGCGGAGTGGAACGGTCATAAGCATCAGGAGATCCCGACAAGCGACAAATGGGTCTATCTTGTCCAGTACACGGCTGGCTGCGAAGGGTGGAACTGCATCACAACCGATACCATTATATTCTACTCCCAGCAGTATTCGTACAAGGTGGCGACGCAAGCAGCCGGACGAATTGACCGACTCAACACCCCATACCAAGATTTGCACTACTACCATCTGAAGAGTTTCTCTGGAATCGACCTCGCTATCAGCAAAGCCCTTAAACAGAAGAAGAACTTCAACGAGGGTAAGTTTGTTGGCTGGGCCACCAAGCCGATGCCAAGAGCCGCATAATTTGCAAGTCCTATTACGGAGGAGATGCTACATAGCGTCTTCTTTTATATTTTATGAAAGGAGGCGAAATGCCTTGCAACAGCAGCCTGACCTTGAAGTCAAGGCGTTCTTTGACACTTTGTCTGGCACAGCATCTATCAAGGCAAAAAAGCAGCTCCTCGCCGAGAAGCGGAATGATGGAAATGTCAAGAAATTTCTGGACTATCTGCTGAACCCGTTCTTTGTTACGGGTATCTCTGAGAAGAAAATTGGCAAATCGGTGACAAAAGCGCCGACTATCCAATTTACCTCATTCCACGAGCTGATGCCCTACATCCGGGAGAACCACACAGCCTCGGATGATATTTTGGCAAATGTTCAAGCATTCTTGGAGGGTACGGAGGATGAGTTGCGGTCGTTCTACATCGGCATCATCACCAAGAGCATCCGCATTGGATGCGATGTTAAGACCGTGAATGATGCGCTTGGCTTTGAGCTTATCCCTCAATGGGAAGTGCAGCAAGCGTATCAGATCGGAAAGCTGAAGATGAACGAAAACGAGTGGTTCAGCCTCAGCCAAAAGCTCAATGGGGTTCGTGGCACCTACTTTGAGGAGAAGCTCATCAGTCGACAGGGGAAAGAGTTTAGTGGTCTGGATCACATCCTGGCGGACATTAAGCGACTCATTCCCAACTCGGAGGAGTGGGTGATTGACGGAGAGCTGATTCGCAAGAACATTGACCATGTTTCTGACAATGAGAACTTCCGGCTGACTGCCGGTATCATCAATCAGGACGATGGTGATAAGAGTCTCATCCAAATGGTGATCTTTGATATTTTGCCGAAGGGAGAATTTCTTTACGGCGAGAGCAAATTGCGTTATCGGGATCGCCTGGAGCAACTGAAGACACTGAAAAAGCAGATACGGAGGTTAGGTCTGTCGAGTCTTCGTGTTGTGGATATTCTCTACACCGGAACCGATATGTCTATGATCTCGCCGTGTCTGGATCGCATGATTGCCGAAGGAAAAGAAGGTATGATGCTGAATCGGAACTGCAAATACTTCAGGAGACGCCACAACGGCATTTTGAAAGTAAAGCAGTTTTACACGGTGGATCTCGAAGTTGTAGACCTTGAAGAAGGGACTGGACGCCTGACCGGGACCTTGGGGGCCTTTGTTGTTCGTTACAAAGGTAATTACCTGCGAGTCGGCTCCGGAATGACGGATGAGCAGCGAAAAACATTTTGGGACGAGGGTATCAGTTTAATTGGGCGCGTCATCGAAGTCAAGTATAAAGATGAAAGCCTTGATAAGCGAACCGGTCACTACAGTTTACAGTTTCCTATTTTTGTTCAGCTCCGTGAACTCGGAAAGCAAGAGAGTTACGATTAAAGGAGATCAAAATGAGCTGCTGGACTTATATAGAAGGGGTAATTGAAGTCGACACCTTTGGCAGAAGTGACGCCGAAGCTATGTATCTTGCCCAAACAGTCGTCAATCACTTGCCACGAATTACCGGATCAGAAGGAAGCGCAAAGTTTTACTTCTCTCGTCCGGATGGCTATTGCTCTTCTTCCAATGTTGACGAGTTTGACCAGCCAAGCAATCTTTACAACGATAGATATTTTCGTGCGTTCAATACCCAGGAAAGGGTTTTGATTACAGTTAAGGGCAACCTTCGTGATCGATGCTTTAAGCAAACCCTAAAAGAGACTACGAAAATGCTGGCTCGGCTCTCGTCCAGACTTTGGGTGCTGAACTGTCTTGTCCGAGTCAGATCTGATATGGATGAGACATTTATATTTAACAATCCAAAATGGGTTTATGAGCGTGAAATCACAGATTGGGCTCGAAATTTACTTTGGAAATTTGACGATGGAAAGGATGAATAGTTATTATGTCTGATGTGGATATCCGCATGAAGCAGTTTCGCTCCTTGATGGAGCCCGCTCTCCATATCTTCCCGCCTTATCTCATCAGAGATCTGGAAGCTAACGGATTCTTTACAGCACCGGCCAGCACCAAGTATCACGGTGCTTTTGAGGGCGGCTTGTTTGAGCACAGCCGGAATGTGACGCAGGTGCTCATCACCCTCACTCACGATAACGGCTTGGCATGGCAGCGTCCGGAGTCGCCCTACATCATTGGGATGTTCCACGACCTGTGCAAGATGGACCTCTACCGGCATCCTATGTCGGATGCAGTCTTGCACGCATGGGATGCAAATGGGCAAAAAGACATCCGAGAGGTCGATACGACAAAATGGGAGCACAATCCCGATACTTTGCTCAAAGGTCACGGAGACAAGTCCGTGATGCTGCTTTCTCAGTATCTGCCTCTCACGATGGAAGAGATTCTGTGTATCCGGTATCACATGGGTGCATTCGTGGACCAGAGAGAGTGGAATGACTATACAAGAGCTATCCATCAGTATGATACCGTCCTTTGGACGCACCATGCAGACATGATTGCCTCACATATCCTTGAGGATGCGAGGTGATATCGATGGCGCAGAAAAGAATCAAGATGGTACGGACGGACAGCATGAATTGCAAAGTCCGTCTTCTCTATGACGATGGCAGCCAGGGCGAGCTTGACATGACGAAGGCCAAGGCATCCATGCTTGATGCTACCGTTTTAGTTGGGCTGACCCTTAAGCAGGCCAAAATGCGGCTCGGTATCAAGAGTTGACAGATTGGCCCTAAAATTATATTCTGATGAGACAGGAGGTGAAAAGATGATCGGCGCAATTATCGGAGATATCGTTGGTTCCCGATTTGAGCGAGCAAACCACAAATCTACGGATTTTGAGCTGTTCACGAAAGAGTGTCATTTTACGGACGATACCGTTATGACGCTGGCTGTCGCTAAGGCATTGCTTGATAGCCAAAACAACTGGGGCATGTTGAGTATGAATACCGTGAGGTGTATGCGGGAACTCGGGTTGAGGTATCCGAGATGCGGCTATGGAAAGTCTTTCCGCCATTGGCTTTACCAAAAGAACCCGGAACCCTACAACAGTTACGGCAATGGCGCAGCTATGCGAATAAGCCCAGTCGCCTATGTCGCGAACTTCCAGCCGGAATGCATGGAACTGTCCAATGAGATCACAAAAGTGACCCACAATCATCCGGATGGGATTCGAGGTGCTCAGGCCACCGCTATGGCCACTTTGGCAGCTCGATTTAGAACCCCAAAATCGGAAATTCAGGAGATGATCGAAACCGGATATTATAGCCTGGATTTCACGATTGACGGTATCCGCCCCAACTACCAGTTCGATGCGAGCTGTCAAGGGAGCGTACCCCAAGCGATTAAAGCGTTCTTAGAAGCCAACAGCTTTGAGGAAACAATACGACTCGCTGTCTCTATTGGAGGTGATAGTGACACGATTGCCGCCATCGCCGGCGGAATTGCCGGAGCGTACTATGGCGTTCCGGATAACCTGAGAACGAAAGCCTTGACGTATTTGCCTGAAGATCTGCGTGATATTTTGGTGGAGTTTGAAGCAACATACCGGTTTCGGACTTTTATCCGCAGTTCCGGGCCACACATTACTGAATGAGACGAGGGTTCCTCTAATTTGAGGAGCCTTCGTTTTATATTTTGAAAGGAGAAAAATTATGGAATTCAGCAAATTCAAGAAAGCGATTCAGGACCATTTCGCAAAGCTGAGCGAAACCGCCGACCATGTCTACGAGGTGGAAGTGGACAAGGACGTGCTGTGGAATCTGTACCTGGACAGCTTCCCTGCCGGAACCAACGAGATCTATCGGCAGCGCCGTGAGTACGATTGCAGCTGCTGCCGGCAGTTCATCCGGGCCATCGGTAACGTGGTGTTCATCAAGGACGCCGTCGTTCACACCATTTGGGAGCTCACTGACCTCGGCCCCACGTTCCAGCCCGTCGCCGATGCACTGGACGCCTACATCAAGGACCATGCTGTTACGGACGTTTATATTTCCAAGTTCGCAAAGATCGGCACGGACAAGAACCATGAGCAGCTCCCGGATAACACTGTGAAGACCTGGGAGCATTTCTATCTGGAGCTCCCCTCTAAGTTCGTCGATAAGACCCAGCGTTCCGTCGGCGACCTTAAGGGCCCCTTCCGGGATACCAAGAACGTCTTCAAGCGGTCGTTGGAGGAGATTACGGACGACGCCGTCGACACGGTGCTGGAGCTGATCGGCCAGAAGTCCTTGTATAAGGGCGAGGAGTGGCAGCACGCCTTGGAGGAGTTCAAGAAGTACAAAGAGATGTACGCCGCCACGGCGGAAGAGCTCCGGGACAACTTTGCCTGGGAGCAGTCCATGAATGCCGGCATGGCCATTGGCCGCATCCGCAACCACAGCATGGGTACTCTTCTGGTCAACATCAGCGAGGGAATGGAGCTGGATGAGGCTGTCCGAAAGTACGAGGCCATCGTGGCTCCGACAACCTATAAGCGGCCCAAGGCGATTTACACGAAGAAAATGCTGGAGAATGCGAAGCAGACGATTTCCGACCTTGGATATTTGCCCTCCCTGGGCCGGCGTTTTGCCACTCTGGACGACATCACGGTCAACAACATCCTATTTGCCAACCGCAATGCGGCGAAACGCATCCAGACTGGGACTGATATTTTCAGCGAGATGGAGCGGGATATCGCTATTGACCCGAAGAAGTTCTCCCGGGTGCAGGAGATCTCGATTGAGGACTTCATCAAAGGGGTGCTTCCGACCGCCACTTCGGTGGAGGCCTTACTGGAGAACCGGCACGCGGCCAATATGGTCTCTCTGATTGCTCCTGTGGAGAAAGACAGCAAAACCATGTTCAAGTGGGCTAACGGTTTCAGCTGGGCATACTCCGGCAACATTACCGACAGCGACATCCGCGAGCACGTGAAGATGGCCGGCGGAAAGGTAGATGGCGTTCTTCGCTTCTCCATTCAGTGGAATGACGAGGATTTCTGCCCGAACGACTACGACGCCCATTGTCTGCTCCCCAGTGGGTTGGAAATCTTCTTTAGTGCGCGAAAAGACAGTGAAACCCTTGGCGAGCTGGATATTGATATCATTCACCCGCAGAAGGGAGTCCCTGCTGTCGAGAACATCGTATGGCCTTCTATGGACAGGATAAAGCAGGGCACCTATCTGATGTACGTCCACTGCTACACTAACAGCGGCGGGCATAGCGGCTTTAAGGCCGAGGTGGAGTTCGATGGAACAATCCATTCCTTCGAGTACAAGAAGGAGCTGCGCCGTGGCGAAGTCGTCAAGGTTGCTGAGGTCGTCTATGATCCGGCCAAGGGCTTCACGATCAAGGATTTGATCCCCTCCACCATGTCCACGCAGGATATTTGGGGGCTCAAGAGCAACCAGTTCGTTCCAGTTTCTGTTGTCATGTACTCTCCCAACTATTGGGACGAGCAGGATGGCATCGGCCACCGCCACTACTTCTTCATGCTCAAGGACTGCATCAACCCCGAGCGGCCCAACGGCTTCTATAATGAGTTCCTGAAACCTGAGCTGGAACAGCACCGGCGGGTCTTTGAGGCCCTGGGGAGCAAGGCAGCCGTTCAGGATGTGGAAGATCAGCTTTCCGGCCTGGGCTTCTCCGCCACGAAGCGAAACAGCCTGTTGGTTAAGGTGAAAGGCGCCACTGAGCGCATTCTCAAAATTACATTTTAAGGAGGACATACAAAATGGAAGCTAACAAAATGTTCGAGGTTGCGGTTCGCAACAAGTTCCGGTTCCCCTTCAAGGGCGTCATCTCCGTGGAGGACCTTTGGGATCTGTCCGTCCAGCAGTTGGACGGCATCTTCAAGACGCTCAAGTCCCAGGAGAAGAAGGCGCAGGAGGAAAGCCTTCTGGACACCCGCACGCCGGAGGACGAGGCTCTGAAGACTAAGATCGATATCATCCGGTACATCGTCGGCGTCAAGCTGGACGAGGCCAAGCAGGCGGAGCGCGCCAAGGAGAACCACGACCAGAAGCAGAAGATTCTCGGCATTCTCGCCGAAAAGCAGGACGCGGACCTGCGGAATAAGACTCCGGAGGAGCTTCAGGCCATGCTGAACCAGCTCGGCTAAGCTCAACCACAGAAAGAGGGCCCTGGGAAACTGGGGCTCTCTTTTATATTTTGAAAGGAGAAAATGATGCCATTTACCAAACAATTCATAGAAGATCTCCATAAGGCATTTGGCCCGTATGTGATTGAAGCTGTTGAAAGTGAAAGCGGTATAGCTGGCAGAATCCTCGATGATAATGTCGAAACCGGCGTCAATTACAAGGAGATTCTCACAGCAATTTCCTTGGATGAATTGAAAAAGAAAGCGGAAAAGATCGCTCTTCAGAACAAAGTTTATCGTGATTTCCGTTCGGGGCGTTGCTATGAAGATGATGAGACAAAACGGAAAAAACTTGGATGCCCCAGGATTTATGCCCAGATGTCTGGAGATAAAGCGGCTCTGGATGCATTCCCTTGCTATAGCGTTTCGCACATTCCGAGCTGCCCGAAATTCAAGACCTCCATTTGCTGGAGAAAGTTCGATGAACTCGGGTTAAAAATGGAGTGACCGAGGAGGTGCCTATATGGATATTTTGATTGGAAAACGCCAGCAAGGCAAGACGACACATTTAATTAAGTTGTCAGCGGCCGGCCAAGGAACGATTGTGACACCAACCGAGCAAAGCGCTGAATACATCAAGAAGCAGGCTAAGGAGATGAAGCTGGATATTCCGGAGCCTATCGGTTTCGGGACATTTGTCAGAACAAGTCCGGGCCGGAGAGGACCTTATCTCCTTGATGAACTCGGTGGGATTCTTAGAGGTCTCGGAATCGAAATTTCGATTCTTGACGATGAGTGCAACATCGAGTATCTGACTGGAGGGCCGTTTCACTACGGCGAAGAGCTGACTACAAAAATCCGGAAAAGCACAACGGATTTCAGCAAACTTTCCGACTTTGAAAGGTTCGTCCTCGACAACGGGTATCGGTATGAGACTCGGGAGGGGTTGCAAGCCGGGTACGAACGGCGATGGAAATCAGCCCATGATATTTTGATCTCTTTGGAAGAGTTTCTCATTGAGGCCGAAAAGCAGCCGAGTGATCCGGCCGCCGATGTGTATAAAGCACTCGTCGATCTTGTCGAAGAAAAGAAACTCCGCCCGAGAGAAGTCCTTGGTTATGCTCATTATCGCTGGTGCCTGAATAAGCCGGAAGCGATTGTCGCTTACCAGACCGGTCATGATGAATGGTCTGTAAATAACTGCGACACTGAGATAACCGAGGAAGCAGCTCTGGTCAAGATTTGCGAAGAGTGGGGTTTTGAGACTGGACGGACTCGCATCATCGGAACCCCGTACTACGATGCTACTGATTACCAATTCATCCGCTTTAACTGCGCCCACATGACATGGCTTTGGCAAAATGGAAGCTTGCTCCGGGTGTACTGCTAAGGAGGTGACTACGGCATTGTTCAGACGAAAAAAGCCGCCTGCAAGTGAAAGCATTCAAAAGTTCGTTGATATTTTGTATCAATTTGAACGGGAAAATTCCGATGAACTGTGCCCTCCAGAAACAAATCCGCAATTAGTTGTGGATTGTCTGTGTGATACATTTTTGGGAACAGACTGGTATATAGCCATGCCAGTGAACACTAAGCAGGCAAATACTATCATTCTTGACAGGATTCTCAGAATGCACAGTAGAGAATTCAGAAATCTGGTGAAAGAAAAGCGCGAGGAATGGAAGAGGAGCTGATATGACTTGCTTTTGATTGCAACCAAAATCATATCATGGGTTTTACGCATTGCCGGCCTTGTACTATTTATCTGCGATGTCAAACTCATGAAAAAAGAGTATGACAAAGAAAACCTTTTGGGCGTGGTCTATTGGGGTTTTATGACTGTCATAGTCATCCTCGCATTACTTTAATATAAAAAAGGAGAAAAACCATGGAACTGAAACAATTCTGCAAAGATAACAATATCCCGCTGGAAAAGTTGGGGGAGATCGGCGAGGTAAGCGATGGTTTCCACACCTTCAACTCCCTCTACCACCAGCGGCTGATCCTGTTCGCCACGTTGGTCAATGCTTTTCCGCATCTGGCGTGGAAATCGCACAAGCACCATGACGGTGAGGTTCCTTTTGGCGGTGGCTGGTTCATCGTCGGAATCAATACGCCGGAGGGCCAGTATACCTACCACTATGAGGACAAGGACTGGGATATTTTCCGCTGCGAGGAGCTGGAAAAGGCTCCTGAGTGGGACGGCCATACTGATAAGGACGTGGAGAGACTGCTCTCTCTGACCCCCAACCCGGAAAAGGACACGATGTCGGGCTGGGCCGCCAAGGAAGTGGAGCTGGCTATTCAGGCCGAGAAGGAAGCCTGCAAGGGTACGGATGACTGGAAATACGGCGCGGCGTGTTACAAGAGTGCGCTTCGGGCATTCAACAGCCTTGCCAGTGACGGTCACTCCGGTTTCAGCATTCAGATGACCAAGAGCATCCTAAACCGCCTGGTCGACGGCCGCTCCCTCACGCCCATTGAGGATACGCCTGATATTTGGTCGGACATTTCGGAGATTTTCTCCAAAGGCAGCAAGACCAAGCGGTATCAGTGTAAGCGGCTCTCTTCCCTTTTCAAAGAGGTGGCGGAGGACGGCACTGTGACCCTGAGCGATACCAACCGTGTCTGCGGGGTAAATGTGAACAGCCCTGATGTGACGTTTACGAACGGGTTCCTTACCCGGTTGATCGACAAGATCTTCCCGATAACCATGCCCTATCTCCCCTCCAGCAAGAATTTCAAGGTTGTGGTGGACGACTTCCTCGTTGACCCCAAGAACGGTGACTACGACACCATTGGATACCTCTACTTCATCACACCGGATGGCAAGAAGGTTGAACTGAACCGCTACTTCAAGGAAGTTGACGGCCAGATGGTCCAGATTGAGAAGGCCGAGTTCGATGAGAGGAAGGCCAAAAAGGTGGAGAAGAAGTGAAAGTAGTCGACAGTGAAAAAGCAATCGCCCTTTTGGAAAAGGCGAAAAAGCTTCTCCCCGGAAATAACGGAATACTTCCTCACAAATACCTTTCCAAAGATGGCATGGATGTAATCATCCAAGGCCTGCGTGAACGAACGGTGGATCTTGATATTTTGGTCGACTTGATCGGTTTGGCTGGTAAAAAGAAAGATTCCGACACCCTTCTGACCGGCTTCGATCATGCTCATGGCGATATTGCCGTTCTCATTATTGGGCGCAAGGAGGACGATGGTAAAATTCAGATCGTCAATCAGTTTCAAGGCAAGGAGGCCGAGGAGCTATATGAAAGGCTGGTTGAGAAGAAGTAATGGAGTATAAAACTATATTCAAATGCCGGCTTTGTGGCGAGTGCTATGAAGGTGGATGCACGGGCAGTGAAAACATCGCGTTCAGTGCTGCGATATCTGTTTGTCTTGGAGTTCCCTCTAAAGACCCTCAGGCACCATGCATGACCGAGGTTCATAGCTGCAAAGATGGCAGCATCGGTGTGGCCGACTTTCAGGGATTCCAAAAGGTGGAAAAGAAATGAATATGGTCGAATACGCCGAGAAAATACTCGGGGTCAATCTGTATCCATTCCAAAAGGAATTTCTCCAAAAACTCGAAAAGCTTCCTCCCAATAGTCGACTTATCTCCACTCCGAAAGGGTGGATGGTCGTTGAAGAAAATCCCTCGAAGGAGGAAAAATCGTGATATTTACAAGCTACTTCGCCAAACTTGGAAAACTTCCTCCGGACATCATTCCAATCTCCATCTGCGGCAAAGCGCCTGACTGGTACAAGGGGTTACAGTATAAAAAGCTGGCCCCGAAGTACCAGTTTTTCATGGAGTGGAAACGGACACATGACAACGCTTACTACATTGAGCACTTCGAGCAGGAGGTGCTGGCCCAGTTAGACGCTGACACTGTGTTTGAAGAGCTTTCGGCTTTGTCTGGTGGGCAAACCTTTGCTCTAATCTGTTACGAACGCCCTGATGACTTCTGTCACCGACATCTCGTAGCGGACTGGTTCTGCAAGAACGGTTATCGCTGTGAAGAAATTGATATTTGAAAGGAGAAATCAATGCATACGTTGGATGAACTGATTGCGGCTGGATATTCCATCCAAAACGCCAAGATCACGAGTGTTTCACTCAATATGGAAGACTACGGATGCCTAACACTCGCCATGGCTCTGGAAGGCGGCGGTTGGGGTGTTGTTTATGGTGGCTATTGTCTGGGTAAAGGCTACCTTGGCGCAGAAGAGTTTGAGGGCTCTGCCAAGGGCATGGAAGCCATCATGCGGATTATGAACACAGTCGGTGTATCTGACCTTCTCAAAATGAAGGATAAGTACGTCAGGGTCGCCACCAAGGGCCTGGGCACTACAGTAAAGATCATCGGTAACATCATCAATGATATTTGGTTCGACTATGAAGCCTTCTTCAATGAGAACGGGGGGGGGCAATGAGAGCGAAAATCATCGCCGTTGACTTTGACGGCACATTGATCGAGGAAGGAAAGTGGCCCGGCATCGGGGCTACAAATGAGAAAGTCCTCAACTACTGCAAAGATGAACAGGCAAAAGGCACCCGCATTATCCTCTGGACAAACCGGGTCGGCGAACCTCTCGAAACCGCAATTAAGTGGTGCGAGGAACACGGTCTTCGCCTGGATGCCGTTAATGACAATGTCCCCGAGGCCGTCGAGTTCTTCGGAACGAATACCCGGAAAATCTATGCGGACGAGTTCATTGATGACCGAATGGCTCAGGGTTTCAACCTCCCCTATTATGGCGAGCCCAAAATCAAGGAGCTGACAGATGAGGAGCTCATTGTTCTCTATCGAGAGAAATATTTCGATGAGCGTGATCCTATTATCAACTACTGGCCGCATGAAACCATCCCTCACACTATTGTGGTAGAGCACCATAGCGGGTTTGAGAGGACATTCAATGTCTTTGAGTATCCTGTGGGCAAGAGGGATCAGTGAGGAAGAGCGTAAAAGCATGGATCGAGAGGACAAGATTCAAACAGCCGTCACAATTATATTCATGATCGTCTTCTGGGCAGCCGTCGGGTTTGCTGCAATTTCATCACTTATTTGAAAGGAGCACTTCCAAATGAAGAAAAAACTGTTTGCGGCCATCCTCGCTCTGGGGATGGCCCTTTCTATGTCAGGATGCCAACAGGGCATGACCAAAAACTTTGGTGGGAGCATGACGCTCGAACTGGAGCCGAATCAGAAACTCGAAATGATTACCTGGAAGGATGATTCTTTGTGGTATCTGACTCGACCGATGACGGACGATGATATTGCAGAGACTCACACTTTTCAGCAGTCTTCCGAGTTCGGGGTGTTTGAAGGAACCATAACCGTTGTGGAATCCAAGACCGGCTAATGTGAAAAAATTGAAAGTTTAAGGAGAAAATGTGCTAATGGACAAAAACCAACTCAAAGAGTTCATGAACGCTATTGGGGCCGTCGCTGAAACCACATTGATATTTTACCGGAGCATCATTAAGGCCGGTGGAACCCAGGAAGAAGCTATGCGGCTGACTCAGGCGCTCATTTCCGCAACTATCTTTGGAGATAAACATGGCCAAGAGAATGGGGGGGGGTAACGAATGAACATGACCGTCGAATGGAATACCCGGCTTTGCACAGTCAAAGGCGAAACTGGATATTTTCATACCTGGGAGCACTATTCAAAACCTCTCCCGGCAAGCCCACTTGTTGGTGGGGAACCTGCTGGGCTGTTTAGCCAGATCTTCGGCATCGTAGAGTTCAAAGACAGCGTTCGGCGAGTAGATCCGACGGCCATTATATTCTGCGATGAGCAAAATGCGATACTCAATACCCTCGCTGAAAAGGAGAGCCAAAATGACAGACGCTGAGATTTTGGACTTTTGCGAAAAGAATGATGTTGAAGTCTCTTTCAATTTTGAAAAATTGACTGAAGGGTATCGCATAAGAATTCGACGTGGATATTTTCAATATTGTACTTTCGTCACCCGCGATCAAATCGAGAGTTCTAAAGCATGGGGTTCGGCCATCAAGATTATCTTGACCAACATGGTCGATACACTGAACCGCGCAGAACATGAGCAGGAGGAGCGCCATGCCCAAGATCATGTGGACTGAAGAGAGTGAACTGATCGAAGCCATTCGTAATGTACTCATGGCCGCGGATGCCGTCCGCTGCGACATTGAATCCTATGAACCTGAAGTATACGTCAATAATGCGCTATATCACATTCCGGCTGGATATTGTGTGCAAGTTGATTACAACAAACTGGCAACAGCAATCTATGAGGCCGGTTATAGAAAGGAGAAAACACATGATCCTGATTGAAAAAACTCAAATCATGGGCCTGGAGCCTACTATCCGCGGGATGCGGAATCCTATGAACAGTTGGGCTAAGTCTGACAGCGGGCCCTGTCTCACGCATGGTCCGGCGCATTGTAAGGATTGCCCCTATCCGGAGGGGTCTTGCCATGCTACTGAGGCAGACCTCGATAGCCACCTTATCGTCGGGCCCAATGACCTCGACTTGATGCTGCGTCTGGCCAGGGCCGGCTCAGTGGACGGGAAGTTCCGCCGGATGATCGCGGTGTATGTGGACCTCACGGCCCCGCTCTACTGGTGGAAGGAGTTCGACACCTATAAGGTTGGTACGGTCGCCAACTCCTGCTCCACCATGCACAAGATCCACTCCAAGCCTTTTACAATGGATGACTTCAGCCATGAACATCTGCTGGGGGAGGGCTGTATTCCCGACCATGCCTACCAAAACTCCCACGATGTTTTGAATCTCACTATTGAAAGCCTGAACTTCTGGAGAGGGATATTTGTTGGTGAGATTACCGGAGAAAGCATCGAAAAGGGCGATAAGCGGGCCTGGTGGCAGATGATTCAACTTCTCCCCTCCAGCTACAACCAGAAGCGGACTGTCATGCTGAACTATGAGGTCCTGGCCAACATCTACCAGCACCGGCGCAACCACAAACTGGACGAGTGGCGGGAGGTCTGCCGCTGGATCGAGAGCCTGCCTTACAGCGAGATCATCACCTGTAATACGATCGAAAAGGATAAGAGTAATGTCCTCACATCGGCTATCGCCAAGCTGAAGGCCGAACAGTGGAGTGAAGAGGAAATCGCGAACTTGCTTCTCGGTCAAACCAAAAAAGAGCAGTTGAAACTCTTTTCCGATGGTAGGGATACGACCCCCGTTCATGGAGGGGCTGTTGATATTCCTGCTGTCATGGCGGATGGCACTAAGAACTATTAAGCCATGAGGGACAAATCAGGTAAAAAGATATTTCGGAAAGCAGCTCTATTACCATGGAGGCCTGCTGCACTTCCACCGGCTTCACCACTTCAGACTTCTCTACCTGCTCTCCCAGCGGCCAACTCACTCAAAGCCCTCAAAGCACCACCTGCTCCGAGCATTCATCGAAGAGAACTGTTTGAACCAATTCTCTCCAGAACCATAGAAATGGACAAGTTTGCGGCGGAGGTTATACTTCGGTACAGCAATCTTGACGGGGAGCATGAAATCAGAACATGCTGCGGTGATATTTATAAAATCGTCAACGTATTCATGGACTATGCCAGACTGTTGGAGGCAGTAAATGACGAGTGGGGGTTAGATGCTTATCGTCGAGCTGTCAATGAAGTAACTGCCGATAAGTTAAGGTCCATTGCTAAGAAGTATCAGGAGGCTATCGGCTACGACTATGAAGACGCCTTGGCGAAGTGTGAGGCAAAGAAAAAGAAGGCTCATAAGGACGATGACGTTGGCGGTGATGCTTTGGAGTTGGCATTCAAAAAGAACCAACGAAATGCTGCGAAAAAGAAAAAGGAGAAGTGATTTATGTTTCGGGTAATCATTGCCGGCGGGCGAGACTTCGCCGACTATACCCTGCTGTCCAAAACGATGGACGAGTATCTATCCGGTATCTCGGATGATATTTCCATTGTATGCGGTCAGGCTCGTGGAGCCGACACTCTCGGAGAGCAGTATGCCAAGGAGCATGGCTACGATGTTCACTATTTCCCTGCTGAATGGAAACGGTATGGTAAGGCTGCTGGTTATATTCGCAATACTGAAATGGCGAAGAACGCGGATGCTCTGGTGGGCTTTTGGGACGGTGCCAGTCTCGGAACCAAACACATGATTGCCACTGCTGAGCAGCTCCACTTGGATGTTCATGTGGTGCGATACAAAAATTGAAGAAAGGAGCTCCTATGGTCGGATATTTGAAATTGCTCGGATGCGTCTTCTTTATTTACATTTGCACTTACAGTATTGTGAACCGCATCTGCAAGTGCATAGAGCATCATACCGAGTGGAAATACCGTGCCAGGATCGACATCGAATGGGTAAATGCTCAACAGATGCGCAAATCGGGACGATCCTCTGAGCAAAAGACGGGCAACAAAGAAAGCCCCTGCCATATGAATTGATATTTCCTCAGGCCTATGCTACAATAACCTTATCCATATTTGAGGAGGTGTTAAGCTCATGGCCGAAGAAGTTAGATCTGGCGTTCATTCTCCTGCGCGAAAATTGCAGCGTCCTTTACGGAAGGAGGTGAATGCCATGACTGACAGGGAACAAACTGCCATGCTGATCGACATCTACACTAATTTGCAGCGGATTAAATCTGCGGAAGATCGGGACAAGGAGATCGACTACCAGATTAAAGCGGCAAAGGCGAAGTTGGAGGCCAGCGGCGTTGTGACCGAGGATCTGGACATTCGCTGAATCCAAACGGGGAGAGCCTACGGAAACGTGGGCTCTCTTCTTTTATATTTTTAAGGAGGAAAACCAAATGAAGAAACTTGTAACCCTGTGCATGTCCCTGCTCCTGATGTTCTCCCTCGTCGGCTGTAACGATGCTGCTACGAACGACAACATCAAGACCCGAGAGGCCGGGAACCGTCTTCAGGAACAGCAGTCCACTCCTACCGATCTCGACTTCTCCCTGGAGCGCTACAACCTGATTCGCCGGGCTTACTGGGTGAACGGTCAGCGCGAAAAGGCAGCTGGGGTTGTCTGCCAGGTGGAAAAGCCCCTCGGCTACATCGTACTCTTTACCGAGAGCGGCGGAGTTGTCGGACGGTTTGTTGTGGACGGCAAGGTCAGCAGCCTGAACAGCTTCCTTACTCCCGATTCCACCTACATTGACAGCGGAAGATATTTGCCGGACGTGGATGGCTCCTATGGCGAGAACGATAACGGGATATTTTTCTTTACTCCTGACGGAAAGTATGTCGAGTGGACCGGCACCTATCTCTACTCTGATATTCCCTTCGAGGTGGACGATCCGGTCGTCAGAGTCGGAGGGTAACCGGCATGAGAAAAACTCTTACATTCTTGGGGGCGGCCTTATTGGTCGTCCTCATTTGCGTTGGTGCTGTCTTCATCGGCTGGGGCAACACCTGGTTCTCGAATCAGGTGGGCTACGTCAACCAGAAGATCGATGACGCCACCAACTATGAGACCCGGAAAGAGGTCGAGGACAGCTGTCGAGCCATGATCGCTTCCTATGAGGCGGACAAGCTCACATGGGAGCAATACAAAGACAGTGAGAGCTCCGAGCAGCGGTCTTGGGCTGACCAAGCGAAAATGCGGGCAAACCGTACTGCGGCTACCTACAACAATTATATTCTCAAGAACTCTTATGTCTGGAGCGGGAACATCCCTGACGACATTCTGTCGGAGCTTGAGGTGATTGGCGGGAACTCAGAGTGAGCGAAAGCCGGGAGCATAAACGCCGCTATAATCTCCGTCTGGAGTTCATTGCCGAGGTTGCCAGATGGCTGGACAGAGAGCCTTCTATGATACTCTTCTGGAGGTGGCGCAAATGGAAGAAAGAACGTCCTATCTGGGAGAACTTCTCCAAGAAGGAGTTTGACTTCTATGACCCCTACGACCGCTACTAAGAAAGGAGATCAACTATGGATCAGAATCATTTTATCACTTCATGGCAGGAAGCCCATTCTATCGTCGATGATGCCATGACAAAGGGAGACAGGTCGGTGTCCATTTATATTTCGCCTGATGGCGGCATGTCCATCAGTGTTTATCCCTGGCCGGACGAGGAGTCATTGCGTGCAGCCTATGAGCAGGGCAAGATCTCCTATAATGACTATCGCGCAAAACTTGGCCTGATGGCGGCTGAAGCATGATGGAATGCCAGTTCAATCCGCCAAAAGACGAAATCGTATGGGTTCGGGGCTGTGACTCCAACGGAACCCTGCGTTACGTCATCACCAGCAATAAAACACGAGATCGTTACTTCCTCTACGCTCAGGACAATGGCGAATGGAGGAAGACAGCCAAAGCCCGGTCCCCGAGTGCTTTCGAGGGCCGGGTCACATTACGATGAGGAGTGATATTTTCTATGACCAAAGAAGAGAAAGTCATCGGCGCTATCGCCAAAGGTCCGGGCATGAGCCCGAATGAGTATCAGAGGCTGGCGCTCCGGACGGCATCCGAGGAATCCATGAAAAATCCTTTGCTGAACGGCCTGCTGGGCCTCGGCGGGGAAACCGGAGAGTGCCAGGATCTCTACAAGAAGCACCTTTTCCAGGGCCATGACCTTGATAAGGCCAAGATGGCTAAGGAGCTGGGCGACGTATCCTGGTATCTGGCGCTCACAGCCTATGCCATCGGCTACGACCTGGAAGATATTTTCCGGATGAACATTGAGAAGCTCAAGGCTCGCTATCCCGACGGCTTCGACGCCGATCACAGCCTCCATCGTCAGGCCGGAGATATTTAGGAGCAGACTCATGGACAGCCACGAGATGATTGTCGAGTTCGACAAATACTGCTCCACCTGCCTGCATGAGAAGAAGGCAGAGACTGAGGCACCCTGCGACGAATGCCTGGAGCACCCGGTAAACTGGGAGACCAATAAACCATTCCACTACGAAAGGAGGACCTGACCTATGGAAAAGCCCGAACTCATGGTGTCTTGCGAAGATCCTAACACCACATACCTCTGCTACCGCGATATGCGGTTCATCTTCCGGGATGGCGAGTACGCCGGCTGGTATAAGCCCTGAGGCAACAAGGAGAGCCTGCGGAAACGTGGGCTCTCTTACATTATATTCTGAAAAGGAGATAACGATAAGGTGGCAGCTATTGTGGCTATCTGCAACACTGTGGTTAAAGTTGCCATCATTGCTGGCATCGTCAAGGTGCTTTCTGCGCCGAGCAAGCAGAAAAAGGAGGGAGTACGATGAACGAAGATAAGATTATGCGTCACAAGGAGCTCTGTGATGGGCTGAATCAGCTCTATGCCCGTAAAAACCATGATTACGGGGACAGCTTCCATCAGACCTTCGTCGAAGAGGGGCTGGCTATGGCCCGTATCCGCCTGGGGGACAAGTTCTCCCGTTTCAAGACCTTATCTCGCATCTTGCCCACCGACAGCACTCAGCAGCAGGTTACGGACGAGTCCATTCGGGACACTCTGCTCGATCTCGCCAACTACGCCATCATGACCGTCCTGGAACTGGATCAGGCAGAGGCGGAGCGGACTGAACCGTATCACGAGGGGGCGTAAGATGTACTCACTCATTTCGGTCATTCTCGTTCTCACCGGTGTGTTGTGCGAGAACGTACCTGTGCTTTTTGTGGCAGCCCTGTTTGCGTTTGCGTCAAACGTGGAAATCCACATCAACATTGATAAGGAGGACAAACCGAATGATGACTAAGCTTCAGGAAGGTTACTACTTCCTTCTCGTTCTGCTGGATGCGGCCGGTATGGCCTGGGCTCGGTCGAAGCGGACACTCCGCGACGTGCTGGATATTCTCATCGCCCTGGTGGGCCTGCTGTTTGACAGCCGTACCCTGAAGAACAAACTCTACGCCCTCCTGCTCATCGGATGCACGCTGCCGGTCATGTTCCTCGAAGGCGATGCCACAGCAACTGTCTTCGTGGGGTTCATCGCAGTCCCGATGTTCTTCGCAAAAGAGAGCTGGGTTTACTGAAAAGGTGACGGTGTTCCTACGAAGGGATGCCGTCACTCTTGTTTTTATCCCAATTATATTTCCAAAGGAGTGTTGTCACATGAACATCATTAAACGAAACGGCACTGAAGTTGTCTTCGAGGCTCAGAAAATCACCAATGCGGTTACGAAGGCAAACAACAGTGTCGGAGAGAACAGCCGCTTGACGGCCGAGCAGATTCAGAAGATCACTGACTCCGTCACCGAGACGTGCAAGAGTATGGGGCACGCTCCGGCCGTTGAGGAGATTCAGGACTTGGTCGAGCGCCAGATCATGGCCCAGGGTGCCTTTGATGTGGCGAAGAATTACATCACCTACCGCTACACCCGTTCCCTCGTTCGCCGCTCCAATACGACTGACCAGAAGATCCTCAGCCTGATCGAGTGCTGCAACGAGGAGGTCAAGCAGGAGAACTCCAACAAGAATCCTGTGGTGAACTCCACGCAGAGGGATTATATGGCCGGTGAAGTTTCACGAGACATCACCGAGCGGCTCCTGCTCCCTTCGGATATTGTGGAGGCCCACAAAGAGGGCATCATCCACTTCCACGACTCTGACTACTTCGCGCAGCATATGCATAACTGCGATCTGGTCAACCTGGAAGACATGCTGCAAAATGGCACCGTCATCAGCGACACTTTGATTGAGCGACCCCACCGATTCTCGACGGCCTGCAACATTGCCACCCAGATCATCGCGCAGGTGGCTTCCAACCAGTACGGTGGCCAGTCTATCTCCCTGACTCATCTGGCGCCTTTCGTTGACGTCAGCCGGAAAGAGATCCGCAAAAAGCTGGAGCGGGATCTGGCCGATGTCGGGTTGAACGTCGGCCCGGAGCAGATTGATATTCTGGTGGAGAAGCAGCTTCGGGATGAGATTCGGAGCGGTGTCCAGACCATCCAGTATCAGATCCTCACCCTCCTGACAACCAATGGTCAGACACCTTTCGTAACAGTCTATATGTACCTAAATGAGGCGCGCTCTGAACAGGAGAAAAAAGACCTCGCTGTCATCATCCAGGAGACTTTGGAGCAGCGGTATCAGGGCGTGAAGAACGAGTCCGGCGTATGGGTGACCCCGGCCTTCCCGAAACTCATCTATGTGCTGGAGGAGGACAATATCCGTGAGGGCACGCCTTACTGGTATCTGACCAAGCTGGCGGCGAAATGTACTGCCCGGCGGATGGTCCCGGATTATATTTCTGAGAAGAAGATGCTGGAGTTGAAGGGCGATGTTTACACCTGTATGGGTTGCCGCTCTTTCCTGACGCCCGACCGCTTCACCGACGCCGGCATCGGCAACATTGCAAATGCAAAGAACTATGTCCCCGGACAGCACAAATACTACGGACGGTTCAACCAGGGAGTTGTCACAATCAATCTGCCGGATGTCGCTTTGTCTTCCGGTGGCGATGAGAAAAAGTTCTGGAGCATTCTCGATGAGCGGCTGGAGCTGTGTCATCGAGCCCTGCTGTGCCGGCACGAACGGCTGAAAGGAACTATTTCGGATGTCTCTCCTATCCTGTGGCAGTACGGCGCTCTGGCCCGGTTGGAGAAGGGCGAAGTTATTGACAAGCTCCTGTTTGATGGATATTCCACCATCTCTTTGGGCTATGCCGGCCTCTACGAGTGCGTGAAGTATATGACCGGAAAGAGCCACACTGACCCGGAAGCCAAGCCTTTCGCCATCGCCGTTATGACACGGCTCAATGATACTTGTAAGGCCTGGAAAGCGGCCAGCAACGTCGATTTCAGCTTATATGGCACTCCCCTGGAGTCTACTACCTACAAGTTCGCAAAGGCCCTTCAGCGCCGCTTTGGCGTCATTCCCGGCGTGACCGATAAAAATTATATTACCAACAGCTACCACGTCCATGTGACAGAGCGGATCGACGCCTTCGAGAAGCTGCGGTTCGAGTCCGAGTTCCAGGCCCTGTCTCCCGGGGGTGCTATCAGCTATGTCGAGGTCCCCAATATGCAGAATAACTTGACCGCTGTGCTGCGGCTGATCCAGTTCATTTATGACAACATCATCTACGCCGAGCTGAACACCAAGAGCGACTACTGCCAGGTCTGCGGCTGGGACGGCGAGATTCAGATCGTCGAGGAGGATAGCAAGCTCATGTGGCGCTGCCCTCAGTGCGGGAACATGGATCAGACGAAGATGAACGTGGCCCGGCGTACCTGCGGCTACATTGGGAGCCAGTTCTGGAACCAGGGACGGACGCAGGAGATCCGAGACCGGGTGTTGCATCTGTAAAGGAGAAAAAACGATGTCTAACCAGTTTACTGAAATTGAGCGGAAGTTTCTGCTCGACTCTTTCCCGACTGATCTCCCTCTCAAAGAGGAATTTCAGGTATACCAGGCTTATCTTTCCATCAACCCGGAAGTCAGAATCCGGCGCAATGAGAAAGACGGTAAGGACACGGCTTACTGCCTGGCCATCAAGTCCAGCGGAGACATGGTTCGTAAAGAAGTTGAAATTCCCATCTCCAAAGACCACTTCTACGCCTTGGCTGAGATGGCGGTCCAACCTTTCATCAAGAAGGACTTTCGCATCTACCAACTTCCAAACGACTTGCTGCTGGAATGTTCTCATGTCGATAAAGGCCGCAATACTGAATTCATGTATGCTGAGGTCGAGTTCCCGAGTGTTGAGGCCGCAGAAAACTTCAAACCGCTTCCTTGTTTTATAGAGGATGTTACCAACAACCCCTCATATAAGATGAAGAATTTCTGGAGGGCGACTCGCTGCACGACGTTCGGAGAAGCGATTATGCGTGGGAAAGCTGAGAGGATGGACCAATGAACTATTCGCTCATAAGGGCCTGTGACATTGCGAATGGCCCAGGTGTTCGGGTTTCCCTGTTCGTCTCGGGCTGTACGCATCATTGCCCTGGTTGCTTCCAACCGGAAACATGGGATTTCAACTATGGCGAGAAGTTTACGGACGAAACCATCTGGAGAATCATCCGCCTGTTGGAACCAAATTATATTGACGGCCTGACTATTCTTGGAGGGGAGCCATTAGAGCCAAGGAACATGAGTGATGTATGGTCACTGCTTGATGCAGTTAGGCGACTCGGTCCAAGTGGAAAAACAGTCTGGCTTTATACTGGTTCTACATTTGAAGAGCTTCGAGCAAGGCAATATGTCATCGGTCAGCTGACAAGAGACATCCTTAATAAGGTTGATGTGTTGATAGACGGGCCTTTCGTCGAAGCGAAAAAAGATCTGCGATTGATATTTCGTGGTTCTTCAAATCAACGCCTTATCGACATGAAAAAAACGAGACAGGCTTCAAAAATTATTCTCTGGGAAGGGGAAGAGTGATGCTTGATTATTTTGGGCGACTTGTTCGAGATATTCGTATGCACAGAGGAATCCTATTGTATGACATGGCAAAAATGCTGAATATTTCATCTGCTGAGTTGTCGGCTATTGAGTGTGGTAGAAAGCCCATTCCTGATTGGTTTATCCCCGCACTTAAAAATCATTTTAATATTAGTGAGACCTGTGCTGACGCGCTCTCCTTCTTCGCCAAGGAAAGAGGTGATTGATATTTGACCGGCAAAGATAGAAAGAACTCGGAAGGGTATTCGGACCCGACGGCCTACGCTGCCCTGAAGAATATCAACCGAGATGAGGATCGGTATCACAAATTGCGTAAGGTTATCCTGAGCATCTGTGACGTGGCGGGCTTCGAGATTCGGGGCCCGCTCGTTCTTATGGATAAGAAAACGGGAAAAGTATGGAGGTGAAAAAGCTGTGATCCAAGGCGTTACATTGTCCAAGCCTCAGTGGTCCGATTTAACTCCCGAGAAAATCTATGATGAGCTGAAGGCACTTATCCAAAAAGCTAAACTCATGCAAAAGCCTTACGGGATTATCGTCGTGGCCGGAGAGACCGCGTATGCCATGGTACGACAGATATTTCCGGAAGATACCGAAACCGTGAAAATTAAGCCCTGCCAGTATCTCGAAAAAGGCCAATGCCTTGTCATTGAGGACAAACCGTTCCCGATCGGAAGGATGTTCTGAATAAGCTGGAGGTGATGAAATGGACATCCTCAGTAAGCTGATTATATTCCTGATCCGCATGAAACTGCATCTGAGAAAAGGAGAGCAGTTCCAATTCGACAGACTTTGACGGCGATTCTCCAATAGTTTTTGGAGGTAAGCATGAGCCAAAATGAAAACTACGATGCCATCATCGTCGGTATCTGTCACGATGCTGCTGTCCTGGCTGAGATGTGGGAAGTGGTTCAGACGCTCTTCATGGACTATGCGGAAGATGTGATTGCAGCGCTTACCCCGATTGCTGAGGCGATAAACCTATCTCAGGAGGCCGTAGAAAGCCAGATTATGACCGTCGAAGACGTGAGGCAACATCCTAATACCCCGCCGAAAAAGTGCGGTATAAAGGCTCACAGACGGCCTCAGAGAGTACAAATGCACTACAATTATATTCCCAGAGCAGTCCGAAACCAGCCTTACCAGCGACGTGCATATTGAGGAGGGGATGTAAAGTGACTGAGTCAATCGACGAATTCCGTGGAAAGTATTTCTTCCTCAGCAACTTCTACCCTGCTCCGGTTGAGTATCAAGGCTATCGTTTCGAGAATAACGAGGCGGCGTTCCAAGCGGCCAAGTGCCCAGAGCGGATGCTCGACTTTTGTGACCTAACCCCCAACCGAGCAAAACAACTCGGACGAAGAGTGCCCTTGCGCCCTGATTGGGAACTTGTGAAATACGATGTTATGTATGAAGTGTGTATGGCAAAGTTTACCCAAAACCCCGATTTGCTTTCCAAACTCCTTTCCACCGGAGATGCAGAACTGATAGAGGGTAACACCTGGGGCGACCGAGTTTGGGGAGTTGACCTGTACCGTGGATACGGCGAAAACCATCTCGGAAAAATCCTGATGAGGGTTCGGAGTGAACTAAGCGGCATCGTGGACAAGTTCTGCGAAGCTCCTGGATATTCTCCGTCCTAAATACCACGCGATAAAGTTCTACTATAGGTAAAAAAGGAGAAAAATACTGTGAAACTATTTTCGGATTGTTCTGGCGAATGCGCCATTTGCGGCTGTGCGGGTTTATGCCTTGCTGGCCATGGGGATGATGATTTTGTCCTTGCATCGGCAAACCAAATCATTGAGCGGCTTCAAAAAGGTAAATATTCTTCGTATAAAGAATTGATGATTGAGACTCTGAAAACTCAGTACAACATCGACTACAGCGAGCTGGGGCTGACATGAGCTTATCAAAACTTTCTACCAGATGTCAGGCTTGCCCATTCGTAGGCACCTGCGACAATAAAGAAATGGAGGCCCTTGGATATTTACCTCTTCCTGAACAGCCTGCTCAACCTACTGAGGCAGGATATCGGAATGTCGAAAACCTGTGGGGCAATCCCAAAATGCTGATTGGTCCTGACTCGGCCTTAGGAGGTATGGTAAGTATGGGCGGTAAAATCGACATCGACGTTGAAGGACTGGTACGGACGATTGCCCGGGAGATTCAGCTTCCCGAGCGGGTGTTGAGAGAAGAACTTGCATCTCCTAAAATGGAGGAGCAGTGGCAAAAATTCTTGGAAATCAATGGATTGAGGTGATGGTTTATATCAGAGCCCTTAACGTCCTTCCCCACAAGCATCATATACGACCTGTTACTACCAAAAATAGTGGCAGGTCATTTTTATTGAATTGTCATAGAGAGGAGGTAAATAAATTTGGATGAGCAATTCTCAATCGGTTCAGTTCCAGTATCTGTAGCTGCTAAAGTGTACGGAAGAGATGCATCTTGGATTAGGGCCGGTATTGTGGTAGGATGGTTACCTATTGGACGAGCTACCCGAGACGGTAAGCTTGTAACCACTATTGAAGAGATGGACTCGAAGTACGGACGTATCAACTATTATATTTCTCCCAAGCGGCTCTATGAAGATACCGGCTATGTGTGGAAGGGGGAGAAAACAGTGAATGAGCTCGATCAGTGCAGTGCTTCAGCGTGAAGCCGACTGAGTCTAACTTAGAATAGAAAATCTATCTAACCTAAGATAGAATTCTGCCCGTTTGCCCACTTTTATTTTCAGAATGGGTGGCTTTGAGCGGTTGGGGGAGGACTGATACGGTCATTTTGCCCGAAAAAAGCGGGTTTTTGCCCACTTTTCAAAACAAAAGTGTCCATGTACTTAGACGTAGTTAGCAGTAGTTAGCGGTTTTTGAGTATCAGAACGAGAGTTTTGGCCAAAAGCCCACTTTTACTTTACACTTAAGCACGAAAGAAAAAAGTAAGAAATATATATAAGTGGCCGGAAAAAGTGGGCAAGTGGGTAAAAGGCGATTCTTCAGTAAAATCTTTGCCTGCGTGATGATATTGCCTCTTTTCTTTCTTTAGAAGGTGTGGTATACTGTCCTTGCGACACAATCAGATAATCGCCCGATTAAGTAGGGAATAACACGGCAAATAGTGTTATCTCTCTTTACTCGTACCCTACATAATTGGGCAATGAGATTGTGTCGCAACAATGGGGAGAACACTTTTGCAGGTGCGTCTCTCCATTGAGGCGCACCTTTTTTTTATTGATCTGAGGTGAGGAGGGCTGAATATGGCTGAGCAGAACTGGGGGATTGTTCCATGCGATGTAGCGATGGATGTTTCCCCTGCAAATGGTTTCACCAAGTTGGAACTTAATTCCACACAGAAGATTCAGGTCGGGGCTCTTTTGCAGCAACTGCCGTCTGTAGCAGTTACTAATAAAATGTCACAACTATACACCGTTACGTTCCCAGAAGGAATATCTGGGAAACTGATGGAATTAAAACAGCGTGAAGGATTTACCACCTCAATTATTGGTGAAGATGGAAAAATCGCCGCATCGGCTGCGCTAAACCCGGTGGACCATGTCCAAGTTTTGGCCATGGGATGCTTTACCGCCATGTCAATCGCATCCAGCCAATACTTTCTCAAGAAGATCAATGACGAATTGAAAGTGATGCGGATGACCATCGATAAGATCCTTGAATTTCTTTATGGAGATAAGAAGGCAGAGTTGATGGCCGAGATCAACTTTGTCAGATATGCCTATGAAAATTATATTTTCATTATGAGGTCTGATGCGCAGCGGGCTGCAACAATCGCAAGTTTGCAGAGTGCTCGTAAGGTTGCGATCAAAGACATTGAATTTTACATAGCCGATTTGGAGTCCACCGTTAAAGGAAAAGAGGGAAAAGATATTTCGAGCCTTGTAGAAAAAGAATTCCAGCTGAAAGAAAGTCTTGAGGTCGCCATGCAACTTTATGGCGTAAGTAGTTTACTGGAAGTTTACTACGCCCAGAATTATGACCGAGGTTATCTTGAATATGTAGAAAGGGACATTTCGGTTTACATCGATAAATGTGAAAAACGGATGTTGGGTAGTTTTTCGTCCCTTCGTACCCTTGTTGACAATGCTAAGGAAATGCCGTTTAAGAAAATAGCGAAGGCTGATATTTTAGATCGCATCGATGGGCTTGTTGAATCGCTTGGTCGAGGTGAAGAATCTGACATGAGAAAATCGTTGCGGGCTGGTCTAAATGCAGCAACTCAAAAGGCTGATTATTATATGACCGTTGATGGAGTTATTTATTTGAAGACAGCGTGATTGGAGTAGATGATAATGAGCTCTAAGAAAACGAATGGTGGAAACAATAAAAAATCTATCGCTCCTACTGTGTTGTCTGCCTTAACAATAGCCCCAGCCATAATTACAGCTGTTGAAGAATTGATAGATAAGCTTCCAGATATTCCGAGTAAAGTTGGTGTTCCACAATTATATGGCCTCGGTTTTCCGTTGAAACTGGATCAGGCTATTACAAGATTGACCAAGGTAGGCCTGACAGTTATGCCAAGTGAACTGAGTATTGGAGAAGCCGATCCAAAATATAGAAACTGCGTTGACTCCGAGGTGGTTGATTCAGATCCAAAGCCAAAACAGAAGGTTGCTGCTGGATATCCCGTAATAATTAGGTATGTTACTCAGGAAGTGATTGACGAAAGTAAGCGGCTGTTTGAGGAATTGGAGAGACAGAAAGCAGAGGCAAACCGCATAAAAAATGAGAAACGTGAACATCAGAAAGCGCAGGCACAAAGGACTATCGCAGATGCTGCTATCCAAGTTAAGGGTTTACCTGAAAAAATATTACACTATAATAAGAAAGGAACCAAATCTAAAGCTCCTTAACAAAATTATATTTTTGGAAAAGAGACGCCTTAATCAGCGTCTCTTTTCTTTTCGCCGAAAAAACAGACTCTTTTATGGAGAGAAGAGATGTGCTCTAAAAATATTCCCCGTGGTTACGGAATACGGAGTTGTGTGGCAGCAATAAATATCACTTCTCTCTTTTATTTTTCAATAAGGAGGGTCTATCCGATGGATATTCACAACAAACCATCATCGCAGAATTACCTTGCTCATCATGGAGTGAAGGGTATGCGCTGGGGAGTTCGACGTTACCAGAATTATGACGGTTCCTATACCCAGAAAGGCTTGGAGCGTTATCGCAAAGCAGACCAAGCGCATGAAGATGCTAAGCAGAAAGCAAAAGAAACGAAACAAGCATATAAGAATGGGACAGCGACAAAAGATCAGTACAAGGCCGCTAAGGGTGAAGTAAAAGTAACAAAGAGAGCTCTCGATAAGAGTTACGACAAGTTGAAAACTGATAAGCTCGCCGATGAGGGAAAGAAGCTTTATCAGCGAGGAAAAACGATTACGAGCAATACTCAGACTACTCAGCTTGCTGAGACTGGCATTATTGTTGGGTCAGGTATAGTCACTACGCTTCTGTCTAATACAATGAAAGACACCCGCGTGGCCTATTTGGCTGGTACATCTATCGCAATCGGCGGCACCATTGTTAATGCCATACTTACAGGAAAGGCAAATTCTGAGAACAAAAAGCTCCGTGCGTACTATGCTCACTAAAAGGAGCGTCATATGGATATTTACCACAAACCATCTTTAAGCGTTTATCTCCAGCATTACAGTAAACCATCCTTAGACGAGTGCCTTGCTCATCATGGCATTCGAGGTCAAAAATGGGGAGTTCGTAATGGCCCGCCATATCCTTTAGGAGAAAAAGACCATTCGGCATCAGAAAAGAAGGCTGGATGGCAGAAATCTCTTGATAAACATCAAGTGGATCAGCAAAGATCCTCCGACAAGAGCTTGACCATAACTAAAGGTGGAGCTAAAATGAACATGTCTGGAGAAACCCGCAATAATCATCAGAGCCATATTTCAAATGGGGCATTAAACATTTCAAACGAGATTCGTCAAGTGGCAAATAAAACGGGTCTTAAACTTAAAACGGGTAATATGTCAATAGACGAAGACTGCAAAGCTGTTGACCCGGATTACAACCCCAATAGCCCTTTAGCGCGAAATAACTGTGGAAAATGTAGTGCAGCTTATGTCCTTCGTAGAATGGGGCTTGATGTTGAAGCAGAAGACATGCGAAAGGAAGAAGCTGATGTTGGACTCGATTATAATGATTTTGGGAAGTATTTTAAGGGATACAAACCTGAAGGGATCATTACGGGAAACCATTTTACCAAAAATGGATATCGAGATGCGTTATCCAAAAAGCTTCTAAAGCTCTGTAACAACGAAAATGGAGCGATGGGAATTATGCTAATTGGAGATGGATATTCTATTGGGCATTTTGTTTCATGGGAGAATGTGAATGGACAGATCCATTACGTTGACTCACAAGGAAAAATGTCAAACGCTGATTACATATTCCAAGGAATGGCATCTGGGATACTTTTGCGTGGATGTTGGGTCGGTCGCCTCGACAATCTGGAAATCAATACCGACACGATTGGCGAATTAGTCAAAAACAAATGAATAGGAGAATGACGATGGTATCTTTGAAAACGGCGTGTCATGTGGTTGAAACAAATCATCCCAATCGATGCATTGTGAGATGCTTCGATTATGATTCTTTCTATGGTTTTATGACTGTGCTCCGTAATTGGAGTGAAAAAAGTATGGAACTTCCATCCGTACCTGCCAACAACAGTATGAATTATATTCGGAAGGAAGATGGTACAGAATTTTTTCTTTCCTTCCATGATTGTCTAAACCTATTAAAAGATGGAACAGAAGTAGATATCAAAGATTATCTTTCTTCTGAAGACGTTGCATTTGCAACGAAGGTAAAAGAATCGATCAACCGACATTAACACTTCCGCAACTATATTTTTTAGAACAGAGACGCCGATTATGACGTCTCTGTTTTTCTTTTGCGCCAAAAAAACAGACTCTTTTATGGAGAGAAGAGGGAATGTGTCAAACTTTTTCTGTTTTTTCTATTATTTCTGTTGAAAGGAGGCCTTTTTATGGCCAGGAGTTCCCGCCTGGAGAGCGGTTTTCAGGATAGGCTCATTGACAAAATCGAAAATCTCTTTCCTGGGTGCATGGTCTTCAAGATGGACCAGATTCAGGGCATTCCTGACCTGCTTGTTCTCTATAAGAACAAATGGGCCTCCCTGGAATGCAAGAGGTCTGCGAGGGCGAAGAGACAGCCGAACCAGGAATACTACGTCGGGAAGATGAACGAGATGTCTTTCTCTCGTTTTGTCTCTCCTGAGAACAAGGAGGAAGTGCTCAATGAGCTCCAGCAGATTTTTGAAAGTCATCAATGATTTTCCGGATTACACGGTTGATATTTATGGCCGAGTTTTTAATCGTTCCGGAAAAGAACTGAAACAGTGGGTAACCCGTGATGGATATTGCATGGTTAGACTTTGCAGAAATGGTTACGAAAAAAGTTGCTCTGTCCATAGATTGGTTGCGGATGCCTTCTTTGATGGAGATCATAATGGCTATGAAGTTAATCACATTGATGGCAATAAGCAGAACAATTTTGTAGGTAATTTAGAGTGGGTTACCAGAAGTGAAAATCTTCAGCACTCATATAAGGCTAACTTGCGAAAATCTCCTCTGACCAAAGAACTTAGGATGAAAGGAGCTAAAGTCTTTGCTGAGCAAAATAAGCGTCCTGTGCGGGTTTTAGAAACAGGCGAGATATTTACAAGCATAAAAGACTGTGCGCAAGCCTTAGGATGCGCCTCTTCTGCAATTAGCTGTTGCTGTCGCGGTTATGCAAAACAGCATCACGGTTACCATTTTGCCTTTGCGGATCAGGAGGACTGACTATGGTATTTAATAGGCACGATAAATTGGAAGGACTTCATGCTTTCCTCGGCGCAAGTAATTATCATTGGATCAATTATAGTGAGGAGAAGGTTGAAGAAACCTATTCTAAATGGAGAGCCGCCCAAAAGGGTACAAAGCTCCATGCTTTTGCTGCTGAATGTATCCGCCTCGGACAGAAGCTGCCCAGATCGAAGCAGACGTTGAATATGTACGTCAACGACGCCATTGGATTTAAGATGACGCCGGAACAGATCCTGTACTATTCTCCTAACTGCTTTGGGACAGCAGATGCAATTATATTCCGGAATGACTTTCTCCGCATTCACGATTTGAAGACCGGAGAGACGCCGGCCAAAATGGAGCAGCTGATGATCTATGCTGCGCTCTTCTGCCTGGAGTATGGCATCAAGCCCAGCGAGATTGGGATGGAGCTTCGTATTTATCAGAATGACGAAGTACTCTGCCACAACGCCACTGTGGAAGACATCTTCCCAATTATGGACCGCATTATCACATTTGATAAAATCATCAACAGAATGAGGGAACAGGAGGGGTAAAGCATGAATCCATTTCAGGACGATATCCTGATGCACTATGGCGTCAAAAGACGTTCTGGGCGCTATCCGTGGGGTTCTGGCGATAACCCCTTCCAGCATGGCGGTGACTTCCTCAGCAGAGTTGAGGAACTTCAGTCCCAGGGCAAGAGTGAAAAAGAGATTGCCGAGGAACTGAAGATGTCCACAACGGATCTGCGGATGCAGGTTCGGGTGGCGAAGCATGAGCGGCGTATGGTTCTGGCTGACAGGGCCAAGTCTCTGAGAGAAGAGGGTAAAACCCTTGACGAGATTGCTAAGATCATGGGTTACAATAACGATTCTTCGGTTCGAGCGCTTCTCAACGAGAACACTGCAACCAACAAAAATAAAGCACGGCAGACTGCGGAACGGTTGAAGCAGGAGCTTGCGGAAAAAGGCGCCCTTGATGTCGGCACCGGAGCCGAGCGTGAGCTTGGTGTTTCCAGTGGTGTCCTTCAGGAGGCGCTTTTTATTTTGGAGACTGAGGGTTACAACCGCTTTGGTGTCGGTGTTCCTCAGGTCAACAATCCGAAGAACCGTACCATCACACCAATTATATCCGTACCAGACATCGACCAGCGTCAGGTTTATCAAGACCTTTCCCTGGTCAAGTCGGTCGGTGAATATCACAGCACTGATGGCGGCGAGTCTTGGGATAAGCGAGAATATCCAGCCAGTATCAGCTCTGACCGGGTGAAAATCCGCTATGCCGAGGAAGGCGGGTTGGCGAAAGACGGCGTCATTGAGCTCCGAAGAGGTGTTCCTGACCTGGACTTGGGCGCTTCCCACTATGCTCAGGTCCGGATCATGGTCGATGGAACCCATTATCTCAAGGGCATGGCCATGTACTCCGAAGACATGCCAGATGGTGTAGACATTATATTTAACACCAACAAACGGTCCGGTACTCCGAAGCTGGACGTACTGAAGAAAATCCAGAACGACCCGGACAATCCTTTCGGAGCGTTTATCAAGGCTGGTGGCCAGAGCCATTATATTGACGAGGATGGCACCGAGAAGCTGTCGGCGATCAACAAGCTGAAGGAAGAGGGTGACTGGGATAAGATGAGCAAGAACTTGTCTTCCCAGTTCCTTTCTAAGCAGCCCATCAAGCTGATTCAGACTCAGTTGGATTTGACCTATGCAGATGCAGAGGATGAGTTTTCCGAGATCTGCTCCCTGACCAATCCCACTGTGAAGAAGAAGTTGCTGATGGACTTCGCCGATGAATGCGACTCCGCTGTTGTCCACCTGAAGGCCGCTGCTCTTCCCCGCCAGAGCACCCAAGTTATATTGCCGCTCACGGCGATGAAGGAAACCGAGATCTACGCCCCTAACTACAGGGATGGGGAGAAGGTTGCCCTTGTTCGGTATCCTCATGGCGGAACATTTGAGATTCCTATCCTGACTGTCAACAATAAAAACAAGTCAGCTATTTCTATTCTGGGCCCCCGGACCAGGGACGCCGTCGGTATCAACGCCAAGGTTGCGGAGCGGCTCTCCGGAGCGGACTTCGATGGCGACCAGGTCGTTGTTATTCCTACCGGTGGGAGGGTGAACATAAAATCGACCCCCGCCCTTGCCGGATTGAAGGACTTCGACGCCAAAGTTGAATACTCCACTGAAGGCAAGACCGGTATCCGGCTCCTCTCTAAAGAGGCCACCCAGATAGAGATGGGTAAGATCTCCAATCTCATCACCGATATGACCCTGAAAGGGGCCCCCGAGAGTGACATCGTGAAGGCTGTCAAGCACAGCATGGTGGTCATCGACGCTGCCAAGCACAAGCTGGACTATAAGCGGTCTGAGCAGGAGAACGACATCGCCACCCTTCGGAAAAAGTGGCAAGGTTACACTGATGAAAATGGCAAGGAAAGAGGCGGTGCCTCCACTCTGCTGTCCCGTCGCAAGCAGGACGTTGAGGTTCCTGAGCGTCAGGGCAGCGGTCGTATCGACAAGCAGACGGGTAAGGTCATCTATAAGGAGTCCGGCCGTACTTACTTTGACGCAAAGGGTCGTGAAGTTCAGGCTACAACCAAGATTAAGCTGCTGGACAAGACCGATGACATTCGGACACTGTCTTCCGGAACGCTTGTCGAGGATGCCTATGCCGACTACGCTAACAAGATGAAGGCTCTGGCCAACCGGGCAAGGCTTGAGTACGTTGCGACGCCGACTTTGGCTCGCTCTGCCAGTGCTGCCAGAACTTATCAGCCGGAAGTGGATCGTCTTACTTCGGCGCTTCGTCTTGCTCAGCTCAACGCTCCTCGTGAGCGTGAAGCCCAGCGTATTGCCAACGCTCGTGTTAAGGCGAAGGTCGAAGCCAACAACATCACCGACAAAGATGAGATCTCCAAGATTCGCAGAGCTGCAATCAGCGATGCTCGCGTCGAGACTGGAGCAAGCGGTAAAGGAACTCGAATCACTATCAGCGATGGTGAATGGGAAGCGATTCAGGCTGGAGCAATCTCTGACACAACATTGAAAGAGATCCTGCGCTATGCTGACCCTGACGTTGTACGTGAACGCGCCACACCAAGAACGAGAACCGAAGTGTCCGAAGCTCGGGCAAACAGGATCAGAGCAATGGCGAATTCTGGTCATACAAATGCCGAAATCGCTGATGCTTTGAACCTTTCGCCTTCTGCTGTGTCGAGAATTCTCAATGAATGAAAGGAAGTGAGAGCGAATGGCTAAGTGTGCTTTGACTACAACCGACAATCCCTATGACCCTTTCACTCAATTCGATGCCTGGTTCCGGTTCGATGAGGACAAAGGTTACCATTCCTGCGCCTATTTGGCGCGTATCGCTCGTACTTCCGATCAGCTCTCCGCTGTTGAGAATGAGCAGGAGATCGAGCGCGCCATTGACGACATCGTCAAGTACAATCCCCTCGGCATCTACAAAAAAGTTAAGGAAACTGTTGAGCCTGAACCTGCGGTGACGGCCTGAGCGGGATACCTCAGCCCTTAAAAACGAGATGACTTCACTTTAGATAGTCGTTTTAATTCGTCTTTTGCCAAATTATCAAGAAAATTGGCATTTAGGCGGGTGGACTCGAAGAATTTTAAGGGTATAGGGGGTATCCGTGAAATACACACCCCCTGTGCATCGCGGCGGTCTTTGAAAATTCTCCGGGGGATATTTTTTGAAAAGCGTTTTGGTCTGGGGCGGCATTTGAACGAGCCCACAAGGCGGATATAACCAGCGAGTCCCTTTTCGTCGTCTCATGCTTTCACTCGGGAGACACCTCCTCTCCATCCACCAAAGGGTGAAGAAGCGTGCAGGCGATTTTTTCTCCCTCGCTGCCAAATTCGTTTATGCGGGCTCCTTCAAATGCCGCCCTAAACTATTCCCAAAACCATAGCATTCTCGCAGCATCTACCACGAAACTAACCGAGAGGAGGTGGCAAGGTGGCAAAAGCTGTGAAGCTGTCCGGGACTCCGAGAACAAGAACTCCTTTAACCCCGGAGGCAAGAGAGAACCAGATGATATCTTTGGCTATGGATCTTGCCGAACAGCAGTTGCGAGATGGAACTGCCTCTTCTCAGCTCATTACAGAGTTTGTTAAGCGTGGCTCCACGAAGGCTCGGGTCGAGAAAGAACTTTTGGAGAAGCAGCGCGATCTCGCAGCAGCTAAAGCAGAATCCATCAAGGCCGCTGACCGGCTTGAAGAACTTCTGCCCAAAGTCATGAAGGCTATGGGCCGGTATCGTGGCGATGACGAGGAAGAGGGTGATCCCGATGACGACTATTAAATGTTATTCGGAGTTGATACTTCTTCCAACTTTTCAGGCCAGGTATCAATATCTCCGTTTGAATGGAGAAGTTGGTAAAGAGACTTTTGGATTTGATCGGTACATGAACCAGTTCTTTTATCGTTCGCCTGAATGGCGGCGCGTGAGGGACTTTGTCATTTCCAGAGATGAAGGTTGTGACCTCGGTATTCCTGGTAGAGAAATATTTGGCCGAGTTATTATTCACCATATGAATCCCATTCGGCCAGAGGATATCCGCAACAGAAGCGAACTTCTTCTCAATCCGGAATACCTAATCACCACAATTCACGATACGCACCTCGCAATTCACTATGGCGATGAACATCTACTGCTCCAAGAGCCTGTTGAACGTCGCCCGAATGACACTTGCCCATGGAAGAGATAGCGGAGAAGTTCGCACCCAAAACTGAATTCTTCTCTTTTTGTCGATTTGGGCTATTACATTGATAAGGAGGAAACCGAAATGCAAAACAATTCTCAGGGTCGTCGTGATCGTCTCGATCCGAAGGATGTTCCGGCTCATGGTGAACCCAACAGTAAGGAGCTTTGTTCTGAGGCGCATCCGATTGAGGAGACCGCGTCTGCTGAAGTGACGAAGAGCTTTACTACTGGTGTGGTTACCGACTGCCTGAAGCTCAATGTCCGCAAGAAGCCGTCTGCTGATGCGGAAGTCCTGGTCACCATCGACGCGCTTTCTAAGGTCATGGTCGACATGGCTGAGTCTACTAACGACTTTTTCAAAGTCGTTACTGAGACTGGTATCGAAGGCTTCTGCATGAGGAAGTATATCGCCCTCAAGAAATAGGAGGTTCTGCTATGGAGATGACCGAAAGTATCCTGACCTCCATCAAGAAGCTGTTGGGCATCGACGAAAGTTATACACACTTTGACGCTGATCTCATCATGCATATCAACGGTGTGTTTTCGATCCTGACACAACTGGGTGTCGGCCCGCCCAACGGTTTCTCCATCACAGGCGAGGGTGAGAAGTGGGATAGCTTCATTACCAAAGAACCCAATAACTTTTCCCTCGTAAAATCTTATATGCATCTTAAGGTTAAGCTGCTGTTTGATCCGCCGCTCAGCTCCGCTGCTATTGATTCCATCAATAAGCAGATCAGTGAGTTTGAGTGGCGTCTTAATGTTGCGGCTGAATCTGTTTGATGAATTTAGTAGAGAGGAGGAAACTCAAAATGGAACTTCGCCATCACGGAATCAAAGGTCAGCGATGGGGTGTGCGTCGTTACCAGAATGCAGACGGCTCTCTGACAGCCGCCGGCCAAAGACGCTATGACCGGGATGTTGCCGAAAACAACATGAAGAAAAAGGAAAACAGAGCAATTCTGAAAGAAGGCGGCGACCCAGACCGTTGGGTTCGTGAGGATTTAGAACGGTCTAAAAAGGTTGTGGATGCTAACTCCGATCTGGTGAAAGAGTTCAAGAAGCTCGAACAGACCACCGCACCAAAGCCTGCGACCAAGAAATTCGACTTATCCAAGATGAGCGACAAGGAACTTCGGGATCAGATCAATCGCCAGCTCTTGGAGCAGCAGTACAACAAACTGTTTTCCGATACCTCTTCTTCGGAGGTCTCCAAAGGCCGCACCATGGTGAAAGATACTCTCGAATTTGCCGGGAGTGTTTTAGCCATCACTGGCTCAGCACTCAGCATCGCTCTCGCAATCAAAGAACTGAGAGGATAGGAGGGCGTTTTTATGGAACAACTGGCCCATCATGGTATTCTGAACCAAAAATGGGGCGTGCGACATGGGCCCCCTTATCCTTTGGGCGGTGGCGATTATAGCCCCTCTCAGAGAAGGGCTATCCGCAATAAACGGAAGGCTGGCAACAGCATTTACAACAAGCGGCATTTCGACGAGGTTCTGAAAGCTGATAAAACCACTCTTAGTACATTGTCCTATGACCGTGACCGCACCAAGAACACTGATATGTTCTACGCCACTCACAACGTCTTGGATAAGCACCAGTACAATGCTTTATTCAATCGGCCTATTCCCAGGACTGTCTACGATGAGAATGGGAATCCGATTGGTACTGGAAACTTCATGAAGTACCGCATTGACAACTCGCTGAAGAAAGACATCAAAGTTGCCAGTGAAGATTCTGGTGCAGAGGTGTTCAGAGAGCTCTTTAAGAAAGATCGGGACTTCTACAATTTCGTCATGGATGAGGACCGTATGCAGAGCTACTTTGTGAGCGATAAGTACAAGTTTAAGGGCTATCGCGAAGTCCGGCAAGTCTTGGAAAAGATGAAGCAGGGCGACTACACCCCAACTGCTGATGAACTTCAGATTGTGTATCGAATGTTCAATTACGTCATTCCTTATGATGGTGCTGGCGATGCCCGCAAAGGAAAAGACGTAACTACTCAGCGGACGAAGTTCTTCAACGCCTGCAAAGAAGCTGGTTATGGAGCAGTTCTCGACACAAACGATGCCATTTATGGCGGATTCAAAGCCAAGTCTCCTGTTATAGTATTTGACATGGAACAGGTGGTTCCGAAAGATGTCTACCAAACCAAGATGATAGATCAGAAATTTTCGGACCTTGTGCTTGTCGGCAGGAAATTGCTTGGGCAGTAAGGGGTGAGCAGATGTTATCAAACACTGCCGTCCCCAAATATTACGGCGCTTTTCGAGACGCTGTAATTCGAGGCGAAATCCCGGTATGCAGAGAGATCGACTTGGAAATGCACAGGATTGACGATTTGATTGCCGATCCAATGTATTACTATGACGATAGAGTTGTTGATGGTTGGGTCGAGTTCTGTGAAAATGAATTGACATTGACCGACGGCTCCGATTTGCATTTACTGGATAGCTTCAAGCTCTGGGGCGAGCAGGTGTTTGGTTGGTACTACTTTGAGACACGTTCAGTTTATGTTCCCAATCGAGATGGGCATGGCGGACGATACGTCAATAAGAAGATCAAGAAACGGTTAGTAAATAAGCAGTATCTGATTGTTGGACGAGGTGCAGCGAAGTCGCTGTATGACTCCTGCATTCAGGCATACTCTCTGGTCGTTGATGGATCTACCACACATCAAATTACTACGGCCCCAACTATGAAGCAGGCAGAGGAGATCATCAACCCGATCAAAACTGCCATCACAAGAGCTCGCGGCCCTGTATTCCAGTTCTTGACAGAGGGTTCTATCCAGAACACGACCGGCAATCTCATGAATCGAGTTAAGCTGGCTTCGACGAAGAAGGGCATCGAGAACTTTATTTCCGGCTCCCTGATCGAAGTTCGTCCGATGTCGGTGGACAAGCTTCAGGGATTACGCTGCAAGGTTGCTACGGTTGACGAGTGGCTTTCTTCTGCGGATGCTCGTGAAGACGTCATTGGAGCCATCGAACAAGGTGCATCCAAGTTAGACGACTACCTGATCGTGGCCACAAGCTCTGAAGGCACAGTCCGAAACGGAGCAGGTGACACAATCAAAATGGAGTTAATGAACATCCTACAGGGTGTTGGCCGGCCAATGCCCCAGGTGTCAATCTGGTGGTATAAGCTGGATTCCGTTGAAGAGGTTGCTTATCCCGATATGTGGCTGAAAGCCAATCCTAACATCGATAAGACTGTGACCTATGAAACCTACCAAAAAGATGTAGATAGAGCTGAAACTGCCCCATCCACAAGAAACGATATGTTGGCGAAAAGGTTTGGCCTCCCTATGGAAGGCTACACCTACTATTTCACCTATGAGGAAACTCTTCCCCATCGCCGACAAAAGTTCTGGCAGCTACCGTGCGCTCTTGGATGCGACCTTTCACAGGGCGACGACTTCTGCTCGTTTACATTCTTGTTTCCTCTCCGTGGTGGAGCATTCGGCGTGAAAACCAGAAACTACATCACTTCACTTACTCTTAACAAACTCCCTGCTGCTATGCGTCTCAAGTATGAGGATTTCATAGCGGAAGGGAGTCTTATTGTTATGGAGGGAACGGTTCTTGACTTGATGCAGGTCTACGAAGATTTGGACGACCACATTATCAACTGCGGTTACGATGTCCGCTGTCTTGGCTATGACCCTTACAATGCGAAGGAGTTTGTAGAGCGTTGGTCTTCTGAAAATGGGCCGTATGGAATCGAGAAGGTTATTCAGGGCGCAAAGACCGAGTCCGTTCCTTTGGGCGAGCTGAAGAAGCTTTCTGAGGAGCGTATGCTTATTTTTGATGAAGACCTGATGACTTTCGCCATGGGTAACTGCATTACGATTGAGGACACTAACGGGAACCGTAAGCTGATGAAGAAGCGTTCTGAACAGAAGATAGACGCTGTGGCGGCTATGATGGACGCCTACATTGCTTATCGGCACAATCCTGAAGCATTTGAATAGGAAGGAGGAATCGTTTTGGATCATTGTAGTAAACCTGCATCGCAAGTGTATTTAGCCCATCACGGCATCAAAGGCCAGCGATGGGGCGTGCGACGTTACCAGAATCCGGATGGAACTTTGACCGAAAAGGGAAAAGCTCGTTTGGAAAAGAAGGACAATGATTGGATTGACAAGCGCAGTGCTAAGATTACCGAAAAGGTCCAGAAGAAATCTGCAAAGGAACTTGACCAATATGCAAGAATTCTATTACAGACCCCTGGAGCTTTTAACAAAAATGGTAAACTGAGTGCCGCTGCCATCACGGCCTATAACCAAAGAATGTCCGAGCTCATGAGCCAAAAGGTTTCTGACCTCCGAACCCCATCTGGTAAGGTTATCAAGTTTGTTGCCAAGCGTGGCGAAATTGGTGTCATGATGGCGCTTGCTGATGCGGGTTACGACATGGATCAGCTCAAGAAGGGTGTTTGGGCCTCTGGACGTGTGGCCTATAAGAAAACCGTTCTTGATAAGGTTTGAGGAGGTGGTGCAAATGGACACAGTTTTGTACCATCATGGCATCAAAGGCCAGAAATGGGGAATTCGTCGTTATCAAAATCCGGATGGGACATGGACCGATGCTGGAAAGGCCCGCTACGGCGACTCCACCGGTGAATCTGACAGTGCATCTGGAAAGACCTCCAGTGGCACCAGAAAGAAAGTAGCTATTGGAGTTGCAACTGGTGCGGCTATCGTGGCCGGCACAGTTTTGACGGCTTATCTCGTCAAGAAGTACGGAGCCAAGAACATCTCCGACATTGGAAATACGGCGTCTGCCGGAAAGGAAATCTTACAGGATATCCTTAAAACTACGCCCGTATCCACCACACCAGTGAGTCAGATTCCAGCACCCAAGGTGGACCCCAAACAGGTCTTGGAGAAAGCCATCAAGAGCACTCCAATTACGTCTACGCCGGTAAGCCAGGTATCAACACCAAAAGCAGGGCCCAAGCAGGTTTTGGAGACAGCTGCTAAAAGCATTTCTACCACATCCGCTCCGGCAAGTCAAATTTCAGCGCCGCGAGTTAGCGTAAGCAAACCATCTTCTTCGGTTCCACCGCCCTACAGCTTCGATTCTCTGATACGGCAGAATGACGACCTTCTCAAGAAGATGCTCGCTGAGTTAGCTTGAGGGAGGTGATGGTTACTGAAATGGAAATGTCATTAGGATCTCGATTGAAACACGCCTGGAATGTGTTTAAGGCAAATGAAATTATCAAACCTCGCTGGGATATTGGGCCGAGCTATCATTACCGCCCAGACCGTCCTATCTTCAGCAGAGGAAATGAGCGGTCCATCATCACTTCAGTTTACAACCGAATCGCATTGGACGTAGCGGCTATCACCATCCAACATGTTCGCTTGGATGATGAAGGCCGCTTTACTTCTGTTATGAACACCAGTCTGAATAGCTGCCTTTCTCTGGAAGCAAATCTCGATCAAACAGGAAGGGCTTTTATCCAAGACATCGTTCAGTCCATGTTGGACGAAGGCTGCGTTGCTATCGTCCCCGTTGACACAGATGACGATCCCGAGGAGGGGTCGTGGAAAATCGAAACAATGCGGACCGGAAAAATTCTGGAGTGGTATCCGCAGCACGTCAAGGTTCGTGTTTACAACGAGCAAACGGGCAAGAAGGAAGACGTTTTGGTGCCTAAGCGCACCGTAGCCATTGTGGAGAATCCCTTCTATGCCGTCATGAATGAACCCAATTCCACAATGCAGAGGTTGATTCGGAAACTCAACATTCTGGACGCTATCGACGAACAGAGCGGTTCCGGGAAACTCAACCTCATCATTCAGCTCCCTTACGTCATCAAGACGGAAGCGAGGCGTCAACAGGCGGAAAAACGCCGTAAAGATATCGAGGAACAGCTATCCGGTTCCAAGTATGGTGTCGCGTACACCGACGGAACGGAGCATGTGGTTCAGCTGAATCGGCCCGTCGACAACAACCTAATGTCTCAGATTGAATACCTGACGAGTATGCTTTACAGCCAGTTGGGATTGACTCAGAGCATTATGGATGGTTCTGCCGACGACAAGACGATGCTGAATTACTTGACCCGAACCGTTGAGCCGATCCTTTCCGCCATCGTTGACGAGATGAAGAGGAAATTCCTCAGCAAGACCGCTCGGTCACAGAAGCAGTCGATCCTGTTCTTCAGAGATCCGTTCAAGCTGGTACCTGTGGGTGAGATTG